AGCGAGCTATGTCAGTATCAAGTAAAGATGCAGCTTGCACAGTAGGTGTTTCTTGTCTTGCTAAAGTTGCTAAATCAGCTCTAGGATCAAGAGCCATAGCTTGACCAAATAATCCTCTAGTTGTTTGCATAGCTTGTGCTTGATCTGGTGTTAAACCAGCAACCATTTCACCTGTGTATGGTTGAAATCCCATACTAGCAGCTTCTAATCCTCGCCTAGATGCTTCTGTATAAAGATCTTGTAAATACTCAGGTACTTCTGCTGTTTGTGTTGTTGCGCCTTTACTCATAATTCTTTTCTAATCATATACTCTCGTTCAAAACCGAGATGTTCAATCTTACGAAGCCAACCTTTACGACCACCACCATATAATCTTTTTATACCAATGGCTTTAGCAAAAGTTTCAATAGAAGCTAAGATTGCTTCTAGTTCTTCGTATTTGCCACCACAAAATAATAAATTCATTACTTTGTGCTGTGGATAAGTAACAATCTCAGTTATAAAGGCTGATTCCTTACCTGGCCACAGATGGAAAAATCCATGTCTTATTTTATCTTCTATGTCGTCTATTGTATAGGAATCTTGATGTTTTAAAGCAGGCTCGATAAATTGCTTGCAATAATCCCATTGTAGTTCCCAATCTTCTTTTTTAATCACCCTTTGCATATTCAATAATACTAATAACCAAATGTATATTTGCATGATTAACTTGAGCTTTGACAATCTCGCCTTGCGTTAAAATAAGACCTGCATTGACTACTAATTCTTCTGTGGCGTGTGCAGCTATATTATGTTGTTTAAATATAAAAAACTCGTTAGAGCTGGTATCAGTTACTGATATGTCTAAATTGGTTTGTTGGTTGCCATGATCGCAAACAAGTATGCCTTCTATTACAGCAAAATCAAAATCATCACCGCTTGGTGCAGTATAAATAGTTTGTTGAGTAGTTGCTGAAAAAGCATGTTTTACACTTACTGCTCTTTGGATATATTGCGCTTTAGATTCAAAATCCATTATCTACGACCTCTAGGTTGCACATCCAATCTAATCTTACCAACTTGAAAGTCTTGTGTGACATCGCCTTCTATTTTCATCTGCACTTGTCTAGCAGAAAATCTAGCATCGGTATAACCATCAGCATTAAAAGAAAAACTACCAAAGTCTGTATCTGCACCTAATGGTGTAAAACGACCAGTAAAACTTAAAGTTATTGCTGGTAAAGTTGTAGTTTCTTCATCAGGTAAGATTTGATTTACTTGTGCAACACGATCCCCATTACCTATTTCCAATGGGCCTGTAAGACAAAAAGGCTTTCTTGTACCCAATCCTGGTGAATTAAACAAAGCTCTTTTATCGTGTTCATAAACAAAGCCACTAGAATCACAAGCTATTGGATTGTTAAAGACACCTTGATCTATCCAACAACCTCTATCCAATGTACCGATAGACCAAACATTATCTAAGTAATTCCAAATAATATATTTGTTTGGCGTTAGTTGATCTACATCTCCTACTGGAAAAAACCACCAGATTTCGTTGTAGTCAATGTTGTGTGCGCCAAAGGTAGCTTGTTGAGTGTTTTGTTGTAAGTTGTCAAAGATAAAATCATGGACATCTGATTTAAGTTCTCTAACTCTACCATCGTAAGTAAAGAAAGAGTTTTCACTTATCCATGATAAAAAGCTGCCAGAAGATATGATTGATCTTGGACTGATTGCTTTACAATTTACCCCAGCATCTTGTATGCCATAAACAAACGGACTACCTGTGTAGTACAGCTTGTTTATACCAACATCGGTAAAAATAATAATATCGTTACCATACTTGACTGCGTAATTTGCTTGACCGCCTGTAGCTATTTGTAAATCACCAGCAGTATTTCTAGCAGAAGATGTCCAAGTAGTATTATCTTCTCTATCAGACCAGGCTATTTTACGAGGATCGCCACCAGAACCTATAGCTATTAAATGTCTTTCATTACTCACAATAACTGCTTGACACCCAGTTGGTGCGTTGGTTACTGCGGTAGCTATCGTATCTGGACTGCCACTACCAGCATCAGGTCGCCATTGATATATCTTGCCATCGCCTGCAAAACAAAATATTAAGTGTTCACCCCAGTTAGCAAACGAAAAACTTTTAGTATCAAAGTTTATTCCAGAGGTGCTTCGTTCATCTCCCCAATCTTCTACGCCATAGTGATATGCACCATAACCAGTTGAAGTGATAACATCATCACCAACAAAACCAGCAGGGGTAATGTCATACCAGTTGTTGTTATAAAAAACATTTACTCCAGCTCTAGTACCAATAGCTAAGACTTCTTCACCACTATTGGTTTTGTAAGAATACATACCTATTGGAACTGCTGGTTGAATAACTCTTGATGCAGCAGAGGTTGCAGCGGATGTACCAGTACCAGTTGTAGCGACAGTAAATGTCGTGGTTGAAGGTACAGTTGCTACTGTAAAAGTTGTATTAATTTGATTAGCAGTAATACCGCCTGTAGCTGCAAAATCTTCTAAGACAATCGTATCACCAACTAATAAACTGTGTGTAACAGTCGTGGTTACAGTTATGTTTGCGCTCGATGAAGCAGTTGTTACTGTGCCACTAAAAAATGTACCAACTGGATTAGATCTAAAAAATGTCCAACCGCCTAAAGGCTTCAAATAACCATTTTCAAAACGTACCAAATCGCCATCAACAAAACGACCTTTGTTGGCATAGTCTGTACCATTTTTTATTATTCCTGCTGGGGGTGTTATTTGTACTAACGCCATGACTTATCTCTAAAGTTAAGCCGTTCTTTTCCACATATAAACGACTATATAAGGTTGTAAATTATTGTGAGGTTGTCCACCACCTGTACTAGTTGTGTATTTCTGATTACTTAAATCTGCACCTGTTTGAGGATGGTCTACATCAAAGGCTTGTGAAAAACTACCAGAAGCACCAGCAGGATAAATACCACCATGATTATGACTTGGCATTTCATTTATTGTAAGTGTATGAGTTTTAGAACCGCCTGTTTCTTCAGCAGCATCAAAATCTGTGTCAGCAGAATTTAAACCAACTAATACTCGACCAGCTCCAAAATTTGTCCATGCACCAAAACCTAATAATGTCGCTGGATTAGTAGAAACACTAGCATTTATATAAATTGATCCTAATGGATAAACACTTTCTAAAACATTTGTGCCATTTATTTGTACTTCTCCACCTGTGGTATTAATGTTTCCAGAAGTAGTTACAGTAGTTGCGGTTACAGCAGTTGCACTTAAAGTTGTTGCTGCAACTGTACTAGCAGAATTTGCACCAATCGCTGTGCCGTCTATTGCACCGCCATTAATATCTACTGTAGTTAAAGTAGAAGTGCCAGCGCAAGTAATATTAGCTAATGTTGCTAAACCAGAACTGCTGAGAGTAGTAAAAGCTCCTGTAGAAGCTGTGCTTGCACCAATAGTAGTATTGTCAATCGCACCACCTTCACAATCAATCGTACCATTTATATCTAATGTGCCACCAACTGTAAGAGTTTTGCCAGAGCCTACATTAAGGCCTACTGACGTACCATCACCACCAGCATTAAAAATACCATCGACAGCATCAAGATCTGTATTGATCTTGCCACCCCAAGTATTCGTACTTGCGCCCACTTCAGGCTTAGTTAAATTTAAGTTGGTCGTAAATGTATCTGCCATAATTAGAAATTATATATTATTTTAACCACCGATTGTTTTTGTTTGCACTACAGGATTAAGTAATTCGTCAATCTGAGCATCAAGACTATCTTTTTTAGCTTGAACTTCATCTGCGCCCATAGCTGCTTCAACCCAACCTTGTATGTCACTTGCAGTTAAATCTGCAAAAGCAGTAAAGTCTGATAGGTCTGAAGTATCTAAAGTTTGTGTACCATATACTGTAGCAGTAGCAGGTACATCATTACCTTGCATATCTTCAACAGTATTAGCATCATCTTCAGCGTTTAGTCGCCAATGGACATTAAAGACAGTATCAGCGTTGCCATCTATTTCTTTAACATCTACAGTTTTGACATCCCATGTATAGTTAATTGCCATTTTTTACCTCATTAATCACCTAAATTAGATTGTGCATCCATCATTTCTTGATAAGCTGTTTTAACTTCATCAGTCCATGTTGCACTACAGATCGCTTGAACTTT